AATCCCATCTGTGCTGCGGGCATTCTCATAGCCTGTGCTTGGTTATAAGCATCAAATTGAGCCTTGGCTATATTGTCTGTCATCTGTTGGTTAGCAGAAGCTATCGCATTAGCCTGTACTATATCCCCTCTCGTACCACCACCTGCCTGTGATTGGGTCATTGCACTACGTATTCCTGGCAATACATTTCCTGTTAGCTGACTCATTGCTTGCCTTCCATATACGTCTGCAACATCTTTGAATGGCCCCGTATCTGTATCTACTTTTCCACTTAAAAGATTTCCATACTGTGCTGCACTATAAGGCGTGAGTGTGCTATACGCATCCTGAGTAAGAGGTTGTGCAGCAGTTGCTCCATGTGTCATAGCTCTCCTACCAGCAAGTAACATATCACCCATACCCTCTCTTGCGTCACCCATGAGTTGTTCAGTGTATGGATTCCGCGCATAATCTAAAGCCATCTCCTGTGCTTCAGTTTCAGCACCAGTAAACCCTGCAAGAGTAGGTTTATTAGGATCAGTCACCCAATTCCCAGCTGCATTTAGAGAGGTTCCATAATATGCCGGGGCCATCTTCCCACCAGAGTAAGCCTCTTCAGCCCGTTTAAAACCCTCAGTTAGGTAAGGTTTCTGTTCTTCCCAAGGCTCACTTCGTGTTGTCTGTACTTTTGATCCACCTGCCATAATATTCTCCTACTTACCTACCCAGCTATTGGGAACAAGTTGACGACCCAATAGTATTGTTTGTATATCCTTACCTTCCTTATCCTTAAATATAGAACCACCAGTCTCAGGCATTAAGGGGAAGTAAGGGTATGCACTCATATCAGTCTCGTAAGATTTTATACCGCCCTGAGTATAACCTGTCTGATTATCCCATTGGTAACGAGGATACACATAAGAATACCCTTCTACGTCAGGCATTGGTAGTCCTGATGATCCTGTTGCGGTAGCTGACGGTCCTAAATCAATCATATCACCCCGTGAAACTGCTGGGTTTACACCACTTCTTGGCCCTAAATATCTTCCTTCATCCTTGCCAAACTCTGTCCAGTGCTGCTTACCAAAGTCAGCAATATTAGGAACGGTATTTCTAGGATCGTTGAATGCTGCCATAAGAGTGGTATTAACCGGATCTCCTAGAGCTGCGCCACCCCTTCTAACATAGTTTCCGTACCTATTGCCCCCTGTAAATACAGGTGCGCTATATGTTGGCATGGGTGCAGCAAGTGGAGAACCACCTAAAAGTCCTGCGGTAGTTTTGCCACTCCATACACTAGGAATATTCCCGCCTACTGGTGCTAGTAAACCTTTAGTTAAAGCCATTATTGCATCCTCTGTTTTAAGTCTTTTGTAATGATGTCATAAGAATGTCTCCAGTCTTTTAATTTTCTCGTCATCCCTTTCCTTGCCCATGCTTCTAGCGCCGAACATTGCTTACTCAGGGCATAACCCTCTACTGATGGTAAGAAGTCATACCATAAATCCATATCCTTGCCAGCAAGAGTAATAACTCTAAGTATTTTCTTTCTAGGATACGATATAATTTCTGTTATCATAGCAGCTATAACCTTATCATCCTTCATGGCTACCCATAATCTTAGATCATCATTGTCTAAATGCTCTACAAGGTCTTCGGTAAGAAGTTCACCTTCTGAATGCTTTAGTGCTGCATCCATTAAGGGAGCAACCTCATCCCATACGTACTGTATATCGTCGGGTTCAACAAGAACAACCTTACACTTGCCTATGGCAGTGCCCTTAGATTTTGTCTCGCCTACAATTTTACCCATAGCGTCCCATTATAAAAGTAAATTCCCTCTCCACCAGATACTGGATTCCAATCAGTTCCATCTGCATACCTGACATCACCCGTTCTAGGTTTCGGAGGCTCTATATGTGTCCTATCTAATCTTATTAAAGACTGGTTTAACAGTATGTCACCCAATCTTTTTAACTCACTTACAACATAACCACCAAGATCCTCAACCTCTTCTGGAAGTGGTCCCGGCTCATACCGGACTACACTTGTTTCTACTCGATCAATATAAGTTGCCATTAGGTTGACATCCTAGAACCCCGCTTACCGGCATTCTTCACCTCAATCGTATAACCATCTAGTTCCCATTCCATATCTGATGAAGACTGGAACTTAACTGCATATAGTTTTCCGGTTCCTCTTACCGATACCTTAGACATTGAGTTAGGTTCAAACTCTACAGGATCTCCCCAGGTAACACCGTCTTGGGTGCTCATCTGCGTTCCTAGATATACGAACACCTTATTGGTACTATTTGTTGACATCTTAGGCCATATAGAAGTGATGTGCTTAACAGATGTTTGATCGGGCCTACCTTGCTCATCCATAGATAACCCTGTCCTCTCAACATAAGAAACCATATTCGTAGTACCTTCCTGATTTCCAGACCTATCCCTGTAAAGTTTAGTATTCACTGGGTCAGCAAAGAGTAAGACCTTATCCTGAAGATCGTAACTCATTGTCCACGGTCCTTCTATAGTATCCCAAAGAGTAGTGGTAGCAGCCCATGTAGTCGCTGTAGTGGGGTTTCCTACATTACCGTACCCCATGTGCGCCACATCAGGCAAATCTCTTATACAGAACGTATTTGTTATATAGTTCCATACTATAGCTTTATTAGGTTCGTTAGTGGGTGCGCCGTCTGCTGTGAAGCAGAAGAGTATTTCTGTTCTACCATAGTCAGCAGCAACAAAACATTTATTTATCTGTGCGCCATCTATAGTAGTAAACACATACTCCTTTAGTTTCTGTGGAAGTATAGGTTTTAGACGCTGACCATCATTGATATAGAAGTTACCCTTACCAAAGATAGCATGACCACCATCAAACTCAGCTACGCAGTTCTTAGCTATTGCTCCAATCGTAGGGGATAACTGCCTAAACGAGAATATGAAAGGTGTGCCAACAAAACTCATAGAGTATGTAGCATCTTCCTTATAGATCATGAACGTATCCCTTAACTGAAGGCCGTCTAAAATATCACCCTTAGAATCTGCCAATTCATACTCGCCAGCATCAACTGTACTTGTCGTTTCGTTCCACGAACTGGGAACTCCCTGTATGCCAGCCTCTGTACTCCACTTAACAACTCTTGGATAAGGCACACCAGCCCTATTTATATTTAGCGCAATCAGAAAAGATCTAAATGCTCTCATTGCTTTAGTGTAAACAGTAACAAAAGCAGGGGCATTATCTAAATGGGTAGCTGCTGTAGTCCCATTTACTCCACGCCCTATAGTAGTAAACTTTGTATCTGTCTTACCTGTATAAGATATATCCTCACTGCCTACAGTAAAGGTACCAGAAGTGGGGAAGTCAACTGTAGAATCTACAACAATCTCATCTGGGCTAGGAACTCCTGTTCCTGTTATGTCAGCAGCTAATAAAGTAAGGCTAGGCCAATTACTTAGATCCTGCATTAAGGTAGCTGATAGAGGAACCCCATTGGTTAAAGCCCAATACTGCGGTTTATCAAAGTTGTTGGTCAGAACAAGAACACCACCGATAATAGTGGAGGTCCAGTTCTCGTCTGCTGTAGCTGTATACGCACCACTTGACCTCGTAATGTTATACCATTTAGTAGATCTATTAACTGTAGCATCATCAGAATGGAGCGCCCCGGTGGTGCTATCTGCTCCCCTGCCAATGGTTCCTGTAAAAGTAGTAGTAGTCTTAGCAGTATAACTTATATTCTCCGTCCCTATTGTTATAGTACCAGAATCCTCAAAACCTGCCGTACTGTCTACCGTAATATCACCAGTACCGGCTGTATTTGTGATAGCACCATTCAACAAAGTAGAAGAATTGGTATTGTCATAAGCGTATATAGCTGTAAGACCACAAGCTACCCAGAACTCTGGTGTTCCTAGAGTAAGCTGCATTAGATGATAGGGTGCTACAGGGCAAGCTTTCATTACCTCTGAATAACCAGGGGTTTTCTTTATAGAACCCTCATCTGTCTTGACATTGTTACCGTCACTCCAGACATTAGGTGGTAGCTGCCAAGGAGAAGTCTCCTTAACTATACCTACCTCCCCTACCCTATCTATAGGTATAAATGCCATTATTCTTCCACATAATCAGGATCGTTGGGCCAGCCACCAGTCACATTATTTACATGCGGTATTCCGCCATCTTCATTTGGTGTTCCCGGTGTAGACTCATATAGCTTTATAGCGTCTAAATCCTCTAGGGCGTCTATCTCAGTCTCTTTAGTGTTAGACATAGCCCTTACATTTGCACGATAGGTCTTCCAGTCTGCTGACATTGCCGTACCACCATCAGACTCTCGATGAGTCATCCAGTCTGAATGGGCTAGAGTAGACGATGCTATTTGTTTAACCTTCGCTTTCATACCAACCTTTAGTTGATCGGCATCCTTCTCTGAGGAGGTGTAGCTTATTACCCACTCACCATCTACCAATTCATAATTCTCACCACCAGTGTTGTAATAACGACTATCAGGCGTAACAACACGTGCAGGTCGAATACCAATATTAGCCAATGCTTCCTTAGACCAGAGCCTAAAGATATTACGGGGATGTTGTATACCATCCTTACTAATAGGACGAGGTGTTTTAATTACACCTAATGTTTCTGAGTACCACATAATTTACCTCGCGTTTGAGTATTTGAATGGATGGGAAGCGAATGCTAAGTACAGATAGGTTTCAGAACCGTTAATTACGTTTGATGAATTACTGCGGAACTTAAAACCATTGCTGACCATATCCAAACCATTCCTAGATGTAGACGTATCTTCTACACTGTTTGCATTTGCCGTTAAAGAATGGTAAGAAAGATTATATGGGTCTCTTTTATCATCCTCCATTTCCCAATGAGCGGAACCGTCAATAGATTTCAGAAGCAGGAATGCTGGTTTAAACCCGCAGTAGACGAAAGTTCCATCTGTAGACGAATTACCTTCGTAGCTACCTGCCTTTGAGTAGCCTTCTATATCTGTGAAGCAATAAGCTACAAATGTATTACCATCGCCACTTGTATTAGCATCACTGCCTACACTAAATACACTGGGTGTTGGTGCAGTATCGTTAAATGTCCAAGTTCCATCAGCAACAGCATTTGCATTTTGCAGCTGCAAAAACTTATCTTCTGGGGCAGTTGCATCCATATGTTTTTGATATACATACCACCCACCACTCCCACCGTCAGTTCTTTTCAGGATTATCATCGT